GCCAAGCATTACATGGCTAAGTTAAATGATTTTGAAAAAAGAGTGTTCTAATTGTGAATATTTTGAGCCAAATCGAACTTGTTTCGGCCATGGCTATTGCGTTATTAATAGTTTATTGGATGTCGGACCAGAACCCAAGACATTGACAGATACTTGTGAACTTTGGATAGAAAGATCTGAGGATGAATGATGTCAAGACGATGACAGACACTAAAATAGAACAAGATACTAAGAAACGTAAGCCGCCTCGCGCTGGAATGGGCAGACCTCCTGGCGCTTTAAATAAACAAACCAAAGAAATAAAAGAGATGCTGATGCAGTCATTGAATGACGCTGGCGGCGCTGATTACTTCAGACAACTTGCTGAGACAAACTCATCAGCTTATGCCTCATTACTTGGCAAGATCATTCCTGCTGAAGTAAAGAATCAAATAACTGGCGCTGACGGTGGACCAGTTCAACATTCAATCAAGGTGAAGTTTGACTGAAACAACAGCCAGCTTTCCAAAGAAGCTAAATGGAATATTCCAACCATATCGTTATAAAGTAGCTTATGGCGGTCGAGGTTCTGGCAAGTCCTGGGCTTTCGCTAGAGCCTTACTAATTCAAGCCGCACAAACTCCTCTGCGTGTCTTATGCGCTCGTGAAGTGCAGAAGTCCATTAAACAGTCAGTTCATACGCTATTAGTTGATCAGATCCAGGCTTTAAATCTAGGTCAGTTCTACAATGTCACAGAAACACAGATCTCCGGCATTAACGGTTCTACGTTTAGCTTTGCTGGTCTTGCCAACCACACAGTTGAATCAATTAAATCATTTGAAGGCTGCGATAGGTGCTGGATTGAAGAAGCGCAAACAGTATCTAAAAAGTCCTGGGATATACTTATTCCTACTATTCGCGCTCCTAATAGTGAAATCTGGGTGTCTCTCAATCCAGACCTGGACACAGACGAAACCTATCAGCGATTTGTACTTAATACCCCACCTGACTCGCTCATTGTCAAAATAAACTACGCTGACAATCCCTGGTTTCCAGATGTATTAGAAAAAGAACGCCAGCATTGCCTCAATGTCGATATCAAAGGATATTCCAACATATGGGAGGGTGTGCCAAAGACTGTTGTAGATGGGGCCATCTTCGCTGAAGAATTCCAAGCAATGATCGACGACCACAGAATTACCCACGTTAAGCACGACCCGTTCCTCAAAGCACATGCGATCTTTGACCTCGGTTGGAATGATGCGATGACCATCATTGTTGCACAGAGATCAGGATCAGAGTGCAGGATTATTCATTACATTGAAGAGTCATTCCAGACTCTAGACTGGTACAGCTCAGAGCTAAAGAAGCTACCATTCAACTGGGGCAAGATCTGGCTACCACATGATGGTGTCGCAAAGGACTACAAGACTGGCAAAAGTGCGGCTGAGATCATGACCGCGCAAGGCTGGGATGTAGAGATCATTCCGGTTGGCGATGTTGAGCACGGCATCAAGTTATCGCGCATGTTATTACCGCATGTCTGGATGGATCAGACCAACACTAAACGCTTACAAGAATGTCTCAAGCGCTATCGGCGCTCAATCAACTCAACAACGCAGCAACCTGGCGGGCCATTGCATGATGAATACTCTCATGGGGCTGATGCTTTCCGTTATCTTTCAACGTGTATTGACATGCTGAAGAATGATAATATTAAAAGGCGCAAAGAGCGTGACACTGGTGTTGCTGGTAGCTGGATGAATTAACCATTGGTATTACTTATGAACCTAGACGATGATTCAATCTTTAATTCCATTGGTATCAACGAACCAGCGGAAGAGCCTGATGAGAAGTTGCTGAATGAGATCCGTAAGCGATTCTCTAGCGCAGTAGAGTTTGAGGCTCAGAACAGACAAGAGCGGTTAGATGACATTCGCTTTGCTCGTCTTGGCGATCAATGGCCTGAAGCAGCAAAGTATGACCGCAATCGTCCAGGGAAAGAACGGCCAATGCTGGTAGTCAATCGGCTATTGCAGTTCAGAGATCGAGTGGTCAATGAGATCAGACAGAACACGCCAAGCGTTCGCATACGTCCAGTAAATGATGGCGCTGATCAAGAGACAGCAGAAGTCTTAATGGGTCTAGTGCGTCATATCCAAGATAATTCAAATGCCTCTATAGCTTATGACACGGCGGTCGAATGGCAAGTAGACACTGGCCTTGGTTATATTCGCGTTCGCAATGACTGGTCCTCCGACACATCATTTGATCAAGAGATCTTCATTGACCGCATTCCTGATCCGTTCAAGGTTTACTATGACAACCATAGCAAGAGTCCAGATGGATCTGATGCTGAATGGTGTGTTATCGCTGAAGAGATTGCAAAGGATGACTTTAAGCGCCAGTATCCTGATGTAGATCCTACGCAGTTTGATGATGCTGGCAATGGAGACATGCAGGGCTGGTACTCCAAGGATTCAGTGCGCGTAGCTGAGTATTATTATATTGAGCATGAAGAACAGGAAATTAATGATCCTGAGACTGGTCGCAGTAGAACGGCAGACGTTAAACGTTGTATGTGGTGTAAAGTCACTGGCTCTGTAGTGCTAGAGCGTTCAGAACTGCCAACGAAGTACATTCCAGTTGTGCCAGTAATCGGACATGAAGTCTGGCTACAAGGAAAGCGTTATCTATCTGGTCTTGTTCGCAACGCTAAAGACGCACAGAGACTATACAACTATTACTTGTCAGCTAATGCTGAGAATGTTGCGCTTGCTCCAAAGGCTCCGTTCATTGGTGTTGCTGGTCAGTTTGAGACAGATCCTAACTGGGCAAGAGCTAACCAGGAATCATTGTCCTATCTCGAATATGATCCAGTCTCTATCGCTGGTACGCCAGTTGGTCCTCCACAGAGATCTCAACCGCCACAGGCAAGCTCTGCGATTATGCAAGCTATCCAGTTGGCTGAAAACGATATTATGCAATCAATGGGCATTTATCAGCCATCTCTTGGCGGTGAATCCAATGAGACTTCTGGTCGTGCGCTCATGCTGCGTCAGAAGCAATCAGAAGCCGGAAACTTCCATTACCAGGACAATCTGAATAGATCTATCCGTCAGATCGGTAGGATCATTGTTGACATGATCCCAAAAGTCTATGACCAGCCAAGAGTAGCAAGAATCCTTGGTGAAGATGGCTCACCAAAGAGCGTGAACTTAGATCCTAATCTGCCACAGCCATCAATGTACACAGATAATCCAGGGATAGATTCTATCTATAACCCAACTATCGGTGAATACGATGTCGTCTGTGACTCTGGGCCAAGCTATGCAACGAAGCGCGATGAAGCAGCTAACATGATGCTGGCGTTAACCCAAGCTAATCCTGCGCTATTCCAGACCATTGGCGATCTGATGATGAAGAACATGGACTGGCCTGGAGCAGAAGAGATCTCCAAGCGTCTGCAAGCTCTATTGCCGCCACAATTACAGCCAACCGCTGATGGCACAAAGGTAGATCCACAGGTTATTCAAGCACAACAGATGATGGAGCAGATGGCTAATCAGATGGAGCATCTCAGCCAAGAGCTTCAAGCCGCACAGGGCGACAAGATGCTAGAGATTCAACGTGCAGAGCGTGAATGGTTTGACTCACAGACCAAGCGTATTGACGTAGAAGGCAAGCTAATGATGACGGACGCGCAATTACAAGCTGCCGTACAACAGAACTTAATGATGATGATTGGCATGGGCGCTGAAGAACTGCCAGAAGAGAACATGGAGTTCGAGCAGATGGAGGAATCTGTAGCTCCTGGTGTACATCAAGGACAAATGGCTCCAATGGCACAGCCTCAACCATCACAGCAACAAGGACAAAGACGCGCTGGACGTTCAAGAAATCCAGCAGGGAGTATGACTAGAAAGCCGAATATCGGCGCATTAACCGGCGAAGAAAAGCCAGGAGAAGAAAGTAATGAGTGATGAACAAGTAGTACCAGAGATTGCTAATGAACCAGAAGCTATCTTGGAAACAACGGAAGCGGTTGATCCGGATCTGTTGGGCAGCGAGGAACCTGAAGCGCAAGAAACTGCACAAGATACTGAAGAAGCTCTTGACAAGAAAGATCCATGGTACAAAAAGCGTATTGACGAACTCACCAGGGATAAGCATGAAGCTCGTCGGCAATCGGAAAGACTTGAAAAGCTACTTGAACAACAGGAGCAGATGCTTAAACAGTTTGCTCCGAAGAATGAACCACAAGCGTCAAGGTTAACGCCACCAGATCCTCATGACTTTGCTGGAGGACAATATGATCCACGGTATATGGACGCAATGCTTCAATATACTAGAGTGTCTGCGGTTGAAGAAGCCAAAGCAGCAGTTGCGGCAGAATATGAACAACGTGCGGCAACGCAAAACGCTATGGCTGCACAGGCGAAGCTAGAAATAGCAGAAACTGCAACAAGAGCTAAGTTTGCTGATTATGATACGGTCATTGAAGGA